GCCATGATTACCTTTATTGTTTAGGAGTTACAACAGACCAGCCACCTGTAGCAGCTGGTTGTGTTTGTTTAGCTTTGCTTTCTGCTTTAGTTTCAGAGTCCCTTTTACGAACAGCAGGTCCTGGGTCTTCCCCTTTAACCGCTTTACTCCATCTGTCATAGTAATACTTAATATCTTGTAGGTTTTCACGAAGCTTATCAGGAGATTGACCACGGTCTAAAGAAGCAACCGTTGCTTGCAATGCTTCCAATTCCTTAACAGCAACTTGACCTAATGCACCACCTGTTTTAGAAGCATCTCTCATCTGTTGTAATCTATCAAATCCTAAGTTAGCTTTAATAGTAGTCAATGCTGTTTCTAAGTCACGACCTTCAGTACCAGGAATATTTAAAGCACCTGCCACTCCTGCTGTGGTATATCCAATTAATGGAATAGCTTGGTCAATGGTGTTAATAATTCTATCAGCGTTATCTGTAATTGTTTGAATCTTACCTTGTTGAGTTTTTTGAGCGTCATAGGCTTTCATGTCAAGAAGAACTTGTTTTTGTGCTAAAGCAGCTTTCTTATCCATAGAAGCTTGAATAGCTCTTCCTTGCTGGTCTGGTGTACCAAACTTACGGAATACTTTTAACATATCTTCATCAGAAGCATCTTCAGGAAGTTTACCAAGCTCTTCACGAAGAAGTTTCTCTTGACTAATCTTTTGTTGAGCAATCTGTGCTTCTGAGCCTGTCTTTATCATTTGATTAGCTTTATCAACAGCTTGAATAGCCAAAGGACCACCACCAGGTAACTTCTGTAATTCACTAGCAAGTGTCTGTAGCTTCTCAGGTGTATCAACACCAATCTGCTGTACAAGTTGATTAGTACGGCTGATTAACTGCATCTGTGGGTCTTCAACACCGAGTAATCCCTGTGTTGCACGACCTAAACCAGTACCAGCTTCCATAGCGTAGTAACCTGCTAATTGACCAGGGGTTAACTGAGAAGCAGCCATTAAATTAGTCGCTGTGTCTCTACGAGCCAGTCCTTGTTGGTAAGCCTCAGGAGTCATCCCAAACAAACCGCCTACAATATCTCTTTCAGCCATAATTACTCCTTAAAATCCGTAGTCTTGTGCAGCTAACATTCTTGTTTGTTGAGAGCCTCTGTCAGTGCCGTATTGAGAAGCTGTAGCAGGATTACCAATTAAGTTATCAAACCAATTAGAAGACGGTGTTGATGCAAAATTAGATGAGCCAAGCTGTCTACCTAAAGAGCCTAACAAAGCTGCATTAGGGTCTGTAATACCAGCTAGTGTTTTACCAGCATAAATACTTCCTGTATTTAACAAGTTACCAGCAGCAGCACCAGCTTGAGCTTGACGACCGCCTAGAGCAGAGCCTAACTCTAATGCTTGTTGTCCTAACTGTTCTGTAGAACCAGCTAAACCTAACTGAGTCTGTAATGGAGCGTAAGCACCTGCTGTTAATGCTGATTGTTGTCCTAATAAACCAGCACCTTGACCGAACAAACCAGCACCAAACACTTGTTGTTGCTGTGCAGCTTGGTCAGCACCTGCAGCTAGTTGAGATTGTTGTTGTGCTAAAGCATTGTAGTAAGCAGCCAACTCTGGGTTAGTCGCTTGCATTCCACCAGCCATTGTACCGCCAGTGGCTAAACCTGTACGACCTGTCTGGAATAAACGGTTACGGATACCAGCTAAGTTCTGTTCATTCATTGGTGCTAACAGACCTTGTTGCTGACTGATGTAACGCTGACGAGCTATTTCAGGAGACTCAGACAAATAGCCTTGAGCAGCTCCAAATAGCGAACCTGCACCAGTGCCTAAAGCCTGTGCTTGCTGTGCTATCTGAGTAGGGTCGTAAGCACCAGCTTGAGACATCAATCTGTCCCTAATTGACTGTAGCTCAGGTGTTAGCTGATAACCAGCCCCACTCACATTGCCTTCAGCATCAGTTGTAAACTGAGATGAGCCAAAGCCTGTAGTGATTCCTACAGGACGAAAGCGAGCCATCTCCGCTGCTTCACGAGCAGCATCAGATTGCATTCTGGCTGCATCTGTTGTTGCCGATGCTTGCTTTTTAGCTCCCATGTATCCAAGAACTGGACCGACTATATCACCCATTATTTACTCCAAGTATAAATATTTGCTTGTTTACCGTTGTTAAGTCTATACGGCTCTAATAACACCCAACCAGTACTTTGTCCAAACTTCGCTAACTTAGTGTTATCCTCTTCTACAAGGGCTACTAACGGAGTTCCAACAAGATACTGTAATAAATTTAAATCTTCTAAATACTTCTTCTTTACTTTTGGTGTCCAGTTAAAGACATCCGTGTGAAACCAGTGCATACCTGCGAAGAACTCTAAATACATTACATAGTCGCTACGCTGTACTACTGGTGTCTTTACGCTGTGCGTTTCCACATTCTTACCACGATGTATGGCTGAACTACACTTGTAGCAGAACCAGTTACTGAACCTGAGAATGAGTGAGTATGAGAATCACCGTTAGATGTTCCTGTACCAGTTCCACCAGAAGCAGCGTTACCGCCTACTGAATATGTATTATATCTAAATACAGGGTCATCATCCGTACCGCCAGAATAAGACATACCCACATTGGTGTTTTCTCCGTTAGGTACACTGTCAATACTGTTCGGACCTAGCATTGCGTGGTGATGCTTAGGCATCTGAGCTTCAGTAAGAGATGTACCACCTACAGTACCACTAATAGAAGCTGAAGGAGTTACAGTCTTAGCACCGCCAGTTTCTTCTGCTGTGTCAAAGTCTGCATCAGAGCCATCTAAACCAACCATGACACGACCAGCACCAAACGCAGTCCAAGTACCAAAGCCTAACAAAGACGAAGGGTTGCTAGAGCTAGTAGCGTTGATATAAATAGAACCAACAGGATAAACAGCAGATAAGGCAGCTGTAACAAAAGCTGTGGTGGCAATCTGAGTAGTATTAGAACCAGCAGTAGCTGTAGGACCTGCAGGAGTTCCTGTGAATGTAGGTGAAGCTAAATCAGCTTTAGAACTGATAGCACCTGAAATAGAGTTAAATTCGTTATCTATCTCAGTGCCTTTAACAATCTTGTTAGCATCACCTGTTGATAGTGTGTCTTTAGTGGCAAAGTTCGTTGCCTTTGTATAATTACTCATAGTGTTTTACCTTGTTTAAGGAAGAAATCAATTTTCTGTATCGATAACGGTGTGCCATCAATGTCTGATTCAAAACCAATCTGCATAACAGTGCCTGAACCTGACGCTGGGATGTTAGCAATGTCCAAAGCAATACCGTTAGTGTAAGTAGCAATGTTGTACTCAGCTGTTCCGTATTCCCATACTTCGACTCGCTGTAATATAATACCACGAGAGAAATAGTTACGAGTGTAGTCATAACCCCACTTAACAGCGATAGGCTGTGCTGAACCACCGATAGCAGTCACATTGATACGCTTTAGAATCTTGTTAGTAGTTGCTGAACCAAAGTCAAAGTAGTTAGTAAAGTAAGACATACGATAGGTAGCACCATCATCTTCATATAAATCATACTTACCGATGTAACCCTTTTTACCAATATACAACTGCCTATCTTGTGTTACACAAAATGCTGTAGGTTCAATCTGCTTCCAAACAGTTGTTCTTGCTGCACCGTTCTCTAGCACACCTCTTGTATCAAAGCAATAAGTAAAACCAGTAGACGGTAATGCTAATAAGTAAAAAGCTTCTGTTGAGAAGTAAGTTGCTTTAATGTTCTTTAATGTTTCAGACGACACATTAGACAATAACTCATCTCGTACATTCTTAGACACATCTCTAAACGGTAGTGACTTTTCTTGTACAACTCGTTGTAAAGACTGTACACCAGTAGCAGACAAGAACATTAAGTCTGTACCAATAGAAGCTACAGAGTCTCTAGCAATGCAACCAATACCAGTAATAACATCTTCTAATACCAAAGCTGATGGGTCTACAGGGTTTTTGTAAACAACAATATGCTTTTCACAGAATATAATTAAGAATCCATTGTGAGAAGCTAAAGCAACAATAGGGTCGTTATTAGGAACAACTTCACTAATGTTTAAATAACCTGCAGTTCCTGTCTTCCATTCAGCAGGGTTTAATAAGTCACTGAAATACACAGTTTGTCTATCGTTAGCAATGTCTGCTACCCAAGAACGACCAAACGCTGTCATAGCAATGTTTGGAGTAAAGCTAGTAACGCTGTAAGAACCTGGTAAATTAGTGGCAATATCACCTAATCGCTGTAAACCATAAGCACCTGTGTGAGCATGAGCTGTAGCACCTAACTTATGATAAACTAAAAGAGGATGACCAGCTTGAGCTAAGATAGCATGACCTGAAGGAGTTGCTCCAGTGTCATAAGGCATACCGCTAATCTGCCAGTTATCGTCCGTGATGGTGTAAGTTAAATTACCTGTGTCAGTACCATTACGAACAGCTAATTCAGTTAAAGTTGTTGTACCGCTATAAATCTTATTGTTAGCTGCAGACAACACAACATTACCATCATCTTTAAACACCTGATAGATGGCTCTAAATGAGCCTGTAGACGCTGCCGTAGAGTTGACCTTAGTCCACCCCTTACGAGCACCAACACGACCATAGCGGTCGATTACGCAGTTATTAGCCTCTAGTGCAAAGCCAGAAGACAACTGTACTGAGGAATCTTGAGTATTAAGACCAAAGAAGCCTGGTGCTGCAATAGTTCCAGTTGTTAATTGTTCTGCCATTTAGGTAGCACTCCAAGTCTCTTCTTCAAAGTAACGACCAGATTCAAGGGCAATAGCATCTGCTAGAGATGTTTTATATAAACCATAAGCCTCGCTAGAGACTAAACCACCGTCTTCACCACGCTCTGCCAAGGCTTTAGCATAAGCTAAGAATATTACAGGCTCAGACGGTACTAATAGAGTATCAGCATCAGAGTCTAATAACGGTTGAGGTAATATCACATTGAAACGGATATTGTAGACACTATCAGGGACAGGAAACAAGTCTACCTGTGTGTCACCGTTAGAGTCAGTACCGTTAAAGTTATAATACTGTGGAGTACCAGCCTGTGTAGGGTTTAACAAGAACTGTTGGTTCATCCAGCGAGTAGAAGCATTTCTAACAACTACATCAGAGCTGTCGTTCAATACATCAATCACTCTAAAGCGTTGACCTGAACCCACTAAAACATAGTTAAAGATACCGTTAGCTGTCACCGCTGTCAATGTGTCTGACAATGAGTTCCAGTTGTAAGCATCTTCTACATTGCGTTTAGCGTCATTGACAAAGTCACCAATGAGTTTAGAATAAGCGTTGTCGCTAACAGAAGAGACTTCTGTCTCTCTGAGTCGTCTTAACACCGCATTAGTAAGTTGAATATATTGCATAATATCCCTAAGTTTACCACATTTTTATGTTTGTGTCAACAACTATTTAGCGTCCACGACCGCTTTTTTTCATGTTTGTAGCTGTACGATTACCCCTAACAGGGAAAGACTTACCAGCCTTTGACAGTGCAATTGCTACTGCTTGCTTTTGTGGTTTACCTTCTTTAACCATCATGCTGATGTTAGAAGATACTGTTTTGTCTGATTTACCTTTTTTCAATGGCATTATTGCTCCTTAAGAGACATGCTGATAAGATGTTGTTTGTAATATTTCTACAGTGAAAATACAACTCATAGTTGCACCTGATTCGGATGTGACTGTAATATAATCAAACTCATCCATCACCATCCGACCTTGATTAAACTGAAGAGCATCTCCAGCACCAAGTGACTTAGCTCCTACAATAGGAACAGTAGCAGCAGTACTAGCATCATGCACTGCAGCAGAAATAGTTTTAGTTGTTCCACCACTGTTTGCAAGAAACAATAATGTAGCAATGGCTTTACATCCTTTAGGTACTGTATAAATAGTAGTGGTTACACCTGCAGTAATGTTTTTAAAGATTGTTAGTTCTCTCATTTAACTACCCAATGTGATGTAATGAAGGTAATAACACCTCCAACAATAGAAGCAATGGTCATCCCCATCCAGAAGCCACCTTTGCTACGATTGGCTAATTCTAGTAACTCTTCCATGTTAGACTCTAGTTTGTCTATCTTCTTTTCCATAGACTCTACTTGAGCTGTTAGTTTACCATACTTATAGAGGTCTATTCCGTTCTCTTCACTCATGCTTATTCATCCGCTGGTAATGGTTCGTTGCCTTCAGCTACCCATTTTAGGTACTCTTGGTAATCAGTATTTTGGGGGTCAAATGGGATGCAAGCACCATCGCTTAAACGAATTACGCAATTTGCTGTTTGATTTAAAACCAAGTCATAACATAGTTTGTACATTTATAACTCCGCAGAAAAAGAAATGGTTGCATCTGATGAGCCAGAATAAATTTGAACCGCTCTACCAGCAGCAGTAATAGCACCATTAGTAAACTGAATAAATCCATTTGTTATGTTGTTCCAAGATGCAGATAATGAAGATACATTTCCAACAAGAGCACCATCATTTACTGAAATAGTTCCTGTGTAAGCCCCAGTAGGGACAGTTCTCATTTGTACAGGGTAAGGTATAACTACCCTACAAGCAGTTGTAGAAATTGACATTCCCAAACCAAAAGATGTGCTAGTTGTGTCTGTCTTTTGAACTGTGTAATACCTCTGACACAAAGCTAACTCAGTACCATAAGGTCTGTAATCAAAGCTAGTAGCAGTAGAGCCTTTTTCTAGTTGTGGTTGAGATACTGTTCCAGTACCAAACTCAACGGTGCAGTTTGCTCCAGCAGTAAGACCAGTAACAACTAAAGGACTAGCTGAATAGCTACCGCCATTAATTTTAGCTTGTGCAGTACCTGTCCAAGATAAGACAAAAGTACCGCCTTCAGCCATGTTACATCCTTCAACAATCTGCTGTAAAGAACCAGCAGTAATTGTTAGTGTAATTGGTACACCTAAAGAACCTTGAGTAAAGGTATAGGTACAACCACTTGAACCAGCTTTCCATCTGTCGTGAGCATAAGCTCCTGATGACAAAGATGTACCGCTTGCATAGCCTCGCTGGTTAATAATAAAACCAGCATCAATTAATCTGTTCTTCATTCCAACTTGTGCAGAGGCTTGTGTTGTGTTGTCGTTAAATGTTATTGCTCCGCTTCCGTTTATAGACACACTCATACAGATACTCCGTGGTTAGCAAATTTACCGTGAAATTTATCACGAGCCTCAGTAGCTACAAGTTCAGCAAGCTCTAAGCTATCAAACATTTTAGACACAACTGTTTTTCCTTTAGCTCTTACTTGCACCCAATACTTTTTATTTTGTTCATTCCAACAAACATTCTTAACACCTAGTTTATTGTTCTTTTGTGTTTCTTTGTTGTAGTTGTTAGTGTGGTGGTCAGCAGCTCTTAGGTTTTCAATTCTGTGGTCTGTCTTAATTCTATTAATATGGTCTACAACTACAGGCATCTCTCCTGTGTGCATACAATAAACAACTTTGTGGATACTATAATTTTTACCGTCTAAATTAACAACACCGTAAGCACCTGACGAGTAGCAACCAGCTCTCTTACCTGTTAGTTTCTTTGATTTATTAGTATTAATCTTCCAATACAAAGCACCTTCTTTATACTCAAAGGCTTCGTTGAATCTTTTAGCTAGTCCGCTAGTCCCGTTAATTGAAACTGTCATGCTAATTGCTCCTCTGTAGGTCTAGCTAGCGTAGGGTGTTCCCACTTAGCAATGTAATCGCCATTGCCGTCTGAATCGTTTTGTAGTGTGATTACTCCGTTTGCAAAGTCAAAATCTGCAAGTTCAGGGTAAATAGAAATAATTTTGTCGTAAAGCATCACGCTGTCCTCACTAATACACCTTGAAAATATGTGTCAGTTGCGGTTTTATCAATTGTCTGCGAACCACCTGCTTGATAAACATAAAGCTCAATATAGTCAGTTGACCCATTTAAATAAACAATACATACAACGTTAGATGAGTTCATATACCCACCTCCGTTTGCTGTCACAGGTCCTGTTTTATATTCAGTTCCGTTCTTATATACTGACACCCTTTGCTGCGGTTGACCGCCCATCCATGCAGCACCATTTACTTGGTAATACCCAGCAACAAGAGGTGTAAAACGACTTGTAGATGTATCAAAGAAACTAGCTGTGTCAAACCCTTCAGTATCAAAAGTTACTTTAGTCCAAGTACTGCCTGAAATTGATTGGTTTGCTGATTTTGTAACGCTAAAAGCTGGACCAGTACCAGCAAAAGTAGATGCTGTCGTTATCAGAGTCCCTGTAACAGCTGGTACAGTAATCGTTAAATTACTAGCTGTGTCTGCTTCTTGTAAGGTTATTGAACCGCCTGATGCAGTATTTAGTTTAAGACTCATAGTGTAATACCTTTTAATTCTTCTAAGGTTGTAGCTGTATCAACTACCTGAGTAATATCTCTTAGTCTTT